GTGCCGCCCATAGCGGCGCGAGATCCGTGTTGCGCCTGGCCAACCACGGGCGTGGTGGTCTCCTCCAGTCGCCACCTCAACGGATCTCGCCCCGGTGTCGGCGTCAGCCTGGGGCCGATACCCATGGCCGACTACGGGGCTCCGGCCCCGGCCTTTCCAGTCAGTGCGTGGCGTCCAAACGATTGAGGCCCAGCCGCTGTGAACGGCTAGGCCCCTTTGGTCGAGTGTCGGTAGTAGCCGCGCTCCACCGTCTGGAACATTGCCCCATAGGAGGGGGCAACGCATGGAGACGTTAACGGCAAATCGTGTTGAAAACAACACCCGTCAAGACAAATCCAAACCTAAATGGATCGTGACCGCTCCGTACAGATACAGGTTCGGAGACTGGACCGAAATCCACGCAATGTGCCTGCAAGGCTGGTTTTTCATTCGCCGCGGCACCGAACTGATTGGCCACTACGGGGATATAGAGGAGGGCAGGGCATGAAGAAATCATTCAAGACAAAAGCCGAGACCATCCGCGAAATGATCGTTTGCGGCGTCCCTCGCCCACTGATCGCGAAGAAGGTCGGTTTCGGCCAGGAATACGTTCGCGCAGTCCACCAGCGAATGCTCGGCGGTGGGATGTAAAACGCTGATCGAAACTACCGCGCCAAGCCAGGGATTGCCGATCAGCGCAACGCCTACCATCGGAGCTACTACCATTCTCAGAAATCCGCCTGAACGACAAACCCCGCCGGGGAGGAACCGGCGGGGCTGAATGAGTGCTGCGTTCGAGGCAAACGAAAGCGAGCAAGTTATGACAGAACACTGCAAACAATGCAAGTCCAATCCTGTTGAAATCGCAAGATCAACGCAAGGAACAACGACCGCAAAGCTTATCGCAGTCCTGATTGCGAGCGGTATTACTGACACGAAAGAGCTTGCCGAGATCACCGGCCTGAAAATCAGGGCCGTCCAGGCAGCACGAAACGCAGCACAATGCGCGCAGCACAATGCGCCAGCGCAGCAGGATGCGCCGAAAACGCAGCACGATGCGCCAAACGCACCAGAATGCGCGCAGCACGCTGCGCCTCTCGCGTGCGCGACTAAGGAACTTCCTACGGAAGTAAGTATTTCTAATAGTAGGCTAGCTAGCCAACGCGACGCGACTGATGTGATGATTGAGAGCATATGCCGGTGGATGAATGCCGGTGACGAATACAGCGCTCGAACGTGGCTCAACAACACCATCGCAGTATTCGGCCAGGACACGACGACAAACTCGTTCATGAAGCTCCAGGCCGACACGGCTAGTGGGCTTCGGATAGCCTTTCCGTTGAAAACATGGACGACGATTGCCCAGCGGCTCCAGGCCGAGGCCAAGGCCGGCAAGACGACCCACGGCAACCGCCCAATCGTATCCACCCCGGAGAGCCTTTCCAGGCTGTTTGACGCCATGGAGGCCGCAGCATGACACCCCGAGAGTTCATCGAGCGTTTGTCTCGTCATTACTCGAAGCGTCACGAGTCAGACCACGCGCAAACGCTTTGGCTGCAAGACATGATGGGCGTTATTCAGGGAGCCGAGCCGAAAGTACTTGACCAAGCCTTCCAACTTGTTCGCGACGAGTACGACGAGCGGGCATTCCCGCTGCCGGCGACGCTGCGGAAGTTCATCGCCAGAGCTGCCGACATCGTGCACCCGGAGAGCAAGGCCGCGAACAACTACCGCTCGTATGGCCCGTCCAAGCGGGCGCCTGATACACGAGAGGAAATCGAGCGCTGCCGGCTGGCGAACGAATGGCAGCACGAGATGATGAAGCAATACGGAACCTGGGCAGCCTACTACCGCGCGCACAAGCACCTTCAGCAACCGGCATCAGGCATCAAGCCTGTCCGTCCAGAGCGGGAAACGGAGCCGGCGCCCATCGCAAACCGCGATTACTTCGCCAACAAGCCGAAATGGAAAGCCGGAACGCTTGCCGAGGAAATCACACGCCGTATCACGGGAGAGCGCGAATGACCACAAAGCGCGACACATGCGGCAAATGTGGATGGCAGCGCGGCCTCATGTGCAGAAACCCCAAGAGCGTTCGTTTTGACAACCACGTCGCCGCATCCCAAGCTGCTTGCGACAAATTCCAGGGAGTGAGGAAATGAGAAATCGCATCCAATTTCCATGCACTGTCCGGCAGTACGCGGAGTCCGTTGGCAGATCACAGAGTTATGTGCGCGACCACATCCGGCGCGGCGATCCGGTCGTGCGCTGCCCGAGAACGCCAGATATGTTTCCTGAGACGCTGGAGCATGTATTGGCGTGACCGAGATGTGCCAGACCCACGCTCTAGTTTACGGCCTGATCGAGGAAAAAATGAAACTGACCCCACCACCTCCCAAGCACCAGATCATCCTAGACAAGGACGGCAAGCCCAAGGCCAGACCTCCGAGAATGAGCACATCAGCAAAGATCGCCAAGCGCAAGAACGCTGAGAAGCCAAGGCTCACGAAGCGGATCAAGGGGAGCCAAGCGCCGTGAGTGGGACATTAGACATCCCAGACAGACGGGACGCAATGCGCGTTCGGCTACTTAAACGCGACGGGCGTTATTGCCATTGGTGCGGCGAATGGATGGACTGGCCACAGCACCCGCCTCGGAACATGGATATGACTTTCGAGCACCTTAAACGAAAACGACACGGCGGCACGGCAGAGGCAACCAATCTGAGACTAGCCCATCAGTCGTGCAACATGGAGCGGAACTGATGACGCCAAAAGAATGGGCTGAAAAGTTGATTTCTGCGTTAGATGAAGCGCGCAGGACTGGTTACGTGCACGAGCACGAATTGACCGAAGTCGCATTTGACGAAGCCATCGCCGCAGAGCGTGAAGCATGCGCGAAGGTGGCTGAAGATTTCCCAACCGTGGTCAACGGCATTAGGCGTCATCCGTCATGGGTACGCTCCTGCCTGATTTCCTGAGTGCCCGCGTATCAACGGAGCACAACATGAGCAGCACCCTACAGATCTACACCACGGCCCCGCTGCGGGAGCACAAGGCCGCCGAGGAATGCCGGCAATCACGTATCCGCGCCTATCTCCCAGGCGCCAAGCTCGCCAAGCGCTCGTTCGGCCGATCCAGAGCCCCGCTGACGCCCGGGTACGTCTACGCCGAGGCCAAGCCCCTTGAGGCCAAGCACCTGCGCGCCAGGCTCGGCACAGTGCCCCGCTCTGAGGTGGCCAAGCTGTACGCTCACTGCCGGGTGCGCCAGATCATCCGGCATGAAAACCCGTTCGCCGCTGGCGACACCGCGATCCGCTCCATGCACGGGGCCGACATCGCAGTGCGCGTGGTCGAGACCCGCGGCCGAACCTGCATCATCGCCTATGAAATGCTCGGCAAAACGCATCAACAGGCAATTGCATACGCTCAGCTTAGGCCCGGTTGACACACGTTGCTAAAATGTGGCATATGCGCATGAGGATGAGCGGCTAATCTCAGCGTTCCGCCCCTGGCTCCGGTTAAACCGTCTGAGCCACCCAATCAGGACATGCGCCCGAAACACAAACGGCCGGACACGCTGAACAAGCATCCGGCCGCATCCCATTACGCCACGCACCTTACGCGTTACGCCAACCTAATCCTGGCTCGGTCTCTCCTGATCAGCAGCCCGCTAACCTTTGACCTGACGCCAGGAACTTACCCCCGCCATGCGGCAATTTGAAGGAAGACAGCGGCAATGACCGACATTGAGGCGGCAACTGAGATCTTCAAAGTGCTGTCAAACCTCAAGAGTGATCGCCGCCGAAGCGCCGTACTTGAGGTTGTGGCTGAGAGCATTGCTTGCGCTGAAGACGAGAAGCAGGAAGCTCTGCTGCGGGATCAAGCGGAACGGCTGGAAGTACTCAAGCAAGAGTACTCAAGGTCTAGGAAGTACGAGCAATGACAGACCTTAGAGCCAAACTGATAGCTGGTTCTCTGCTGCTCGCCGGCTTCTGGATCTTCGGCACTCTATGGGCAATGAAGCTCGCATGACGCTCGCCATTTTGCTTTTTTCAGTCAACGTGCTGGTCTGCTCAGTCGCCGTTGCCGGCCTTATCTCTGCTGGATGGATCAAGGTTCCATGACCTGGCTATTGATTGCCTGGACCGGCCTTCAAGGCGCAATCGTTCAGGAATTTACCACAAAGGCAGCCTGTGAAGCCGCTCGTTCGGCCGAGCAGACCTGCATTCAACGCTAAGGGTTTTCATGAAGCTCGACCTCAACAGCATTGTCATGACGCTCAAGCAGATTTTCGCGCTCGTCGCGGTCGCTGGCGGAACCATTCTATGCCTCAAGATCCTCGGCGTGCAGATGCCGCTGGCCGGCTCCCTGATGGACTGGGGCGTAGTGACCATCGGCACAGCTCTGGCCAGCAAGTAGGGACGCCCAAATGTATCGCGATCTCGCTACGGCGCTCGCTCTCAGCCTCGCTCTTGCGGCGTCTGCATGCGGCAAAGACGTTGAGAATCCCGACTTCCCCACGTCCCTCAAGTGCGCCCTGGAGACCTGCCCGCCAGTCGCCAAGCCCGCACCAGCTAAACCAGTATCGCCACCCGCTACCGTCGTGCGTCCAAACCCGTAGGGAGCCGACATGATCCGCAAGCTATTCGCCCGCTATACGCCCTGGGGCAAGTTTTGGCTCTGCCTCGCCATCGTTCTGCTCTTGGCCGCCGCTGCCATGTCGTTCGACTTTGGATGGGGTGTTTCTGCCAAGCACGCGATTTTCTTGGCCGGCATGAGCTTTGTGACCGCCTTCATCCCTGATGCCGCCTATGAGATGTGGCAGGAGAACAAGAAGGGCGCAGCGCTCGCCATCGCCGCCTGCTCGATCCCGCTGTTCGGCCTGGAGTTCTTCAGCCACGCCGGCTACACCGCCGGCCTTCGCGGCCTGAACGTCTCCGACACCAAGGTCCAGAACGTCAAGTATGACGCTGCCCAGGACACCGTTGCCGAGAACAAGCGACAGCTTGAGTTCTGGCAGCGCCGCCTTGAGACACTGACCACTCAGAACGGATGGACCGCCACCGTTACCGCTGACGGCCTTCGCGCCAAGCTGCCCAGCCTCGAGCTTGCCATTCAGCAGGAAAGCTCAAACTGCAAAGCCCGCTGCCTCGCCCGCACCAAGGAGCGCGACGAGATTGCCGAGCGCATCAAGGTTCTCGAGGAAACCAACGACCTCTCAGGCAAGATCGCCCATGCCAAGCAGGTTCTTGCCAACATCCGCGACAAAGCCGCCACGGTCGAGCACAAGAGCAGCGCCGTTGAGCACCAGAACGCGTTCCTCACCAAGGCCGTCGCCCTCACCGTGAACGGCACCCTGGAAGCAACCGACGTGCAGGCCGAGAAGGTTCAGCAGGCCGTCAACCTCGGCATGGCCCTGGCCGGCACTGGCTTGCCCGCTCTATGCTTCTTCGCGGCTGGCCTCTATCGCCGCCGTGAGGACGACCACACCACCTCGATCAAGCCTCTCCCCACCAACCACGTCTTCACCCTTGACACCACGGACCAGACTGTCAAAGCCTCACTCGAAGCCCTCGCCAAGCGCCTGCAAGTCGCGGCCTAACGTTGCACGTGAAACAATGAACAAAGTTGTCGCTGAAACAACAGAGGGACGGCAGAGAAGCCTTGCTAACCTCAAACCGTTCCAACCGGGCCAGTCGGGAAATCCATCAGGCCGACCGGCCGGATCGCGTCACAAGCTCGACGAATGCTTTGTTCGCGCGCTTTATGAGGACTTCAAGGACAACGGCGCTGATGCTGTTCGGAAATGCAGAGAGGAAAAACCTGACGTGTACCTGAACGTCATCGCCAAGGTTGTTCCGAAACAGGTGGATTTGAATGCAGATCCCGCGGTTGCCGAGTTCGCGAAAGGACTACACGCCGTTGCTGAGTTCCTTGGCTCGTTTGCCGCCGAAGGAAGCGGCCCCGATCTTGCGGGGATGGTGCCAAACCGACCTGTTCTTTCTGCTGACGCGAGGATTGAAGCGAATTGATGCGGATCGAGATTGGATATTCGAGCGTTGCCGTGAAGTGCAATTTGAGCCAAACGGCAAGCTCGACCTCTGGGCACGCGAGCACTACAAGTCCACGATCATCACATTCGCCCTCACGATCCAAGACATCCTCAACGATCCCGAGCTTACGGTTGGCATCTTCAGCCACACCCGCCCCATCGCCAAAGGCTTCATGCGGCAGATCAAGCGGGAGCTGGAAAGCAACGATTTCCTCAAGCAGCTATTTCCCGATGTGCTTTGGGCCAACCCGCAAAGCGAGGCGCCAAAATGGTCCGAAGATGAGGGCCTTATTGTCAAGCGCAAGGGCAACCCCAAGGAAGGCACTATCGAAGCCTGGGGCCTCGTCGATGGCCAGCCTACGTCAAAGCACTACAAGCTGATGGTGTACGACGACACGGTGACCCGCGAAAGCGTGACCACGCCCGACATGATCGGCAAGGTGACTGAGGCATGGGAGTTGTCGCGCAATTTGGGAAGCGAGGGCGGGGCCTCAAGGTACATCGGTACGCGCTATCACTTCAACGACACGTACCGCACCATCATGGATCGCGGCGTCACTCCGCGCGTTTACCCAGCCACGGCAGACGGCAAGATTGAAGGTGAGCCCGTGCTGCTCAGTCGCGCTCGGCTCGAGGAAAAGCGCCGGGAAATGGGGCCATACACGTTCGCTTGCCAGATGATGCAGGACCCCAAGGCTGACGAGACGCAAGGGTTTAAGGATGCCTGGCTTCGCCACTTCGACCATGTGTCGCGCGCCGGCATGAATGTGTGCATCGTCTGTGACGCGGCCAGCGAAAAGAAGAAAACCAGCGACTACACGTCGATGTGGGTCATCGGCTTCAACAACGACGGCAATATCTACGCGCTCGATATGCTGCGCGACCGGTTGAACCTCAAACAGCGCGCTGATGCCTTGTTCGCCCTGCATCGCAAGTGGAGGCCAGGCGATGTGGGATATGAGAAATACGGCATGATGGCCGATGTAGAGTTCATGTACTCGGAGATGGAGCGCCGCAACTACCGCTTTCAGATCCGCGAGCTTGGCGGCCCGATGCCGAAGAACGACCGCATCAAGCGCCTGATGCCCTACTTCGAGCAAGGCAAGGTGTGGCTGCCGCACTCCATGTTCCGCACCGACTACCAGGGCCGCAGCCACGACCTCGTGTCTTCGTTTATAGAGGAAGAATACAAGCCGTTCCCTGTCGGGCTTCACGACGACATGCTGGACAGTCTGGCGCGCATATTCGACCTCTACAGTGGCGGGCTAAACTTCCCGCTCGAGGTGGATGACGAGCCGTATTATGATCGCGGTTCGAGCAATGAAGATGGCGCCTGGATGGCTGCTTGAGAACTTCATTCTACAAAATGAAAAGTGCTCAGCGAGCCGAAGGAATGGTTTTCTAATGAGTAACACTCTGATCACAGCATCGATCATTGCCAAGGCGTTCCTCATGCGGTTGAACGACGAGTTGCCGCTGATGAAATCGAACGCAGTCAAAGAGCGTGATCAACAAGAGCGCATCATGCCGCTCAAGACTGAGCCTCGTGGCATCATTGCGTTTGATTGCCAGTTCAAAGCGGATGATCTCGCGCTTGAGATTGTTGATTACGAGGAGAAGTACCTTGTGCCGGCGGCAAAAGCTATAGCCGCCAAATTGATTGAAGCTGGCGCCAGTCAAACGTGCTGGCTCGAGATGCCAAGCGCCGTTTCCATGAGCGCGCAACAATGCCTTCATGGTGTCGCCTGCCGTGTGCTCAAGACCTACAACGTCAAGGACGACACTGACGAGATCCGTATCGATGTGGGGTATGCCTGATGCCACGCATGCAAGGCGTAGACGACCACGCGGGACAGGACGACATCAAGACGGCAGGCAAGATTGTCGAGTTGGTCAAGCGCAACGCCGCCGACTTGCTGGCAGATCCAAAGACTATCCAGGCCTCGGCCGTTCGTTCCTACGACATCAACGCAGATAGCGAGACGATCCGAGTGACCCTGGTCTACGCGGTGAAACACCCATAATGCACATCGCCGCGCCTCAAGGCATTGAGCGCACCCCGGAAGATAGAATTGCCGGCTCGTACGACAAGCCGCAGGAGCAGCCGCGCGACCTTGTGCGCGAGGTGCAAACCAAGCTGTCGGAGGCGTTCCAATTCGACCGGGTGAACCGCGAGGACGCGGTTATAGACATGAAGTTCCTGGCCGGTGACCAATGGCCGGAGTACGCGCGAGCGCAGCGGGTCAATCGGCCCATGCTGACGATCAACAAGCTTCCGCAGTTCTTGCACCAAGTCACCAACGACATCCGCCAAAATTCCCCGGTGCTCAAAGTCACGCCTGTAGGCGGCAAGCAGGACCCGCAGCTTGCCGACATCTATAACGGCGTGATCTCCGATGTGCAGTATCGGTCCAGCGCTCGCCACGTCTACGCGACTGCGGCCTATCATGCTGCGGCGTGCGGCATCGGCCATTTCCGCGTCATCACCCGCTACCAGGACGACGATAGCTTCGACCAGGAGGTGGCAATTGAGTTGATCCCGTACCCGCTCGCGGTGTATTGGGACCCGGCGGCCGTGAAGCCAGATCGATCCGATGCCATGTGGTGCATCGTCATCGATCTCGTGCCGCGCTCCACGTTCAAGGAGAAATATCCCGGCGCGCTTCAGGTCTCTGTCAATGAGCAGCGTGCGAACAATTTCACGAGCGGCCTGTTCTGGACCACGAACGACTATATCCTTGTGGCCGAGTACTGGTGCAAGCACCCCGTCGATAAGCTGATCGCAGGCTTCCAGAACGGCGAGAGCTACGACATCACCGGCATGGACTTCCAGAAGCTCGCGCAGCTTCAGATGACCCACGGCCAGATTGTCCGGCAGCGGCAGGCCAAGGGCTATGAAGTCCGCCAATCGCTGGTGACTGGTGCCGAGGTGCTGGCAGGCCCGAACAAATGGCCCGGCAAGCATCTGCCGATCATCCCCGTGATTGGTGATGAGGTGCCGCTTGACCGGCTGACGATCCGCCATGGCCTTGTCCGGCACATGCGCGATCCGCAACAATTGTACAACTTCTATCGTTCGGCCGCTGCCGAGCACATCGCGCTGTCGCCTAAGTCGCCGTGGCTTGTTACGACAGACATGATTGCCCAGCACAAAACGGACTGGGACACCGCGAACACGCGCAACAAGCCGTATCTGCGGTACAAGCCAGGCCCGAATGGTGAGAAGCCTGAGCGCATCAGCGCCCCGGAACCGCCGTCTGCGTTGTGGCAGGAACAGCAGGTAGCCCAGCAAGACCTCAAAGACGTGTCCGGTATCCATGAGGCCTCGCTTGGCGCCAAGAGCAATGAGACCTCCGGCAAGGCCATCATGGCCCGCCAGCGTGAGGGCGACGTTGCCAACTTTCACTACATGGACAACCTCACGCGCTCGCTCGAACAGACAGGCCGCGTGCTGATCGACCTGATACCGAAGATCTACGATAACGAGCGCGTTGTTCGCCTGCAAAGCGAGGACGGTGCCGAGCAGTTCGCACCCATCAACCACGTGCTTTATGCCGAGGACGGCGTGCCGGTGATGGTCAACGACCTCTCTGTTGGTCGCTACGACATCCGCGTTGTGACCGGCCCGAATTACGCGACACGCCGCCTTGAGGCGATGGACGCCATGATGCAGTTGATGCAGACGCTTGGCCCGGATACAGCGCCCGTGCTGGCCGACCTCATCGTCAAGAACGCTGATTGGCCGGATTCTGCTGAAGCCTCCAAGCGCCTTCGCAACCTCGTGCCAGCCCAAGCCCTGCGCGATCCGAACCAGCCGCCGCCAAACCCGTTTGACGACCCGATGGCGCGGGCTGAGTTGGCCAACAAATACGCATCAGCGCGCAAAACCATGGCCGACGCCGACAAGATCGGTCTCGAAAGCCTTGCCATGTACGGGGCGATTTCCCCGCCCATGCCGCCGCCGTTGCCGCCTGACATTCCGCAAGAGCCGCCGATGCAAGGGCCGATGCCACCAGGTCCGCCGCCGGGCATGATGCCTGAGCCGGATGCTGACCAGATGGGCGGCCCGCCAGATGGCGACATGGACAACGGACAGTTTCCGGGTGGTGCACAACCCCCGCCGTACTAGTGCGTACCTCCGCAGCTTGCTGCGCCATCTCCAAGGAAACCACCAATGAGTATCTTTGCCCCGGACGCTCCAGCGGCGGCCGCCATACCAGTAGAACAGCAGCCTGCAGCCGTTGCTCAGGTTGATCCCCCGGCGCCAGCCCCGGCCGCACAAGAGACAGGGGCGGAAACGGACACCGAAAACCCGGACAAACCGCGCGACGAAAAAGGGCGGTTTACCGCAAGTAAAGAGCGTATCGAGCGCCAGATTTCTGAACTGACAGCGCGGAAGCATGCTGAAAAGCGGGAGCTTGAAATGCTCCAGCAGCAGACGGCCGCGCTTCGGCAGCAGTATCAGGCAACCCAGCAAGTCGATCCGAATGACCTGAACGCCTCCGAAATGGCCCGCACACAGCAGGCCGTGATTGGAGTGCAGCATGGTCTCGCTCAACAGCAGGCTACCCAGGTCGAGCATCGCCTGGCGGAAACCCGCCAAGCGACATTCATGGCCAAGGTGGACGCAGCTCGAGAGCGCCTCCCAGACATCGACACCACGCTGGCTACGTTTGCTCGACTTCCAGTGTCCGACATTGCCGCAGACCTGATCGCTGAAAGTGATCGATCGGTGGAGATTGCGAACTACCTCGGCCGCAACCCGAACGAGGCCTACCGCATCGCCAGGCTTCACCCCGCCTACCAGGGTGCAGAGATCGCCCGCATCGAAGCCAGAGTTGCGGCCCAGCCCGTCAAACGGATCAGCCAAGCACCAGCGCCGGTTCAAACGGTCTCGGGTGGGGCGGGTAATCCGGGTGTGGATTTGTCTTCGCTTTCCATGGCCGATTACATCAAGGCCCGCCAAGCCCAATCGTGAATACCGCCGTCTGGTCCATAACTAGGACCCACGGAAATGGTAGCTTCTTCAAATACCCTGATTACGCCGACCATCATCGCCAAAGAGGCGCTGATGCAGCTTCAGAACAATCTCGTCATGGGCGAGTTGGTGCACCGCGACTACTCCAAGGAGTTCGTCAAGGTTGGCTCCACCATCTCGATCCGAAAGCCCGTCAAGTTCAAGTCCTCGACCGGCGCCAGCCGCGTATCGTCGGACGTGATCGAGGGCACGGTGCCGCTGGCCATCGACACGCAAAAGCACGTGTCGTGGGATTTCGTATCATCGGACCTCACCCTTACCATTGAGAACTACAGCGAACGCTACATCAAGCCGGCGATGATCGCGCTGTCGCAGGATGTCGAGACCTCGCTGATGGGCCTCTATACGACGGTGCCGAATTGGGTGGGCACGGCCGGCACTACGCCGAGCACGTTCCTCCACCTTGGTGCTGCTCGACAGCGCCTTGTTGAAAACTCGTTCCCCATGGGCGAGCAGATCAACGGCGTGCTGAGCCCGGCTGCTGCCCTTCAGGTCGCCAACGACATGAAGCTCCAGTATCAGCCTGGGAAGCAATTGACTGCGATGGAAAAGGTGCGCATCGGCAGGTACGCCGGCATCGACACTTACGAAGCGCAGTCTGTGCCCAACCACACGGTTGGCCCGCTCGGCGGCACGCCACTCGTCAACGGCGCCTCGCAGAACAGCAACTCGACGCCGCAGGCCAACACGATGTCTCTGGTCACGGACGGCTGGACGGCCTCGGCCGCGTCCCGCCTGAAGGCCGGCGATGTCATCACCATCGCCAACGTCTACGCGGTCAACGACAAAACGAAGTCCGCCTATACGTTCCTCAAGCAGTTCGTGGTCACGGCGGACGCATCCTCGGATGGCTCCGGCAACGCCACGCTGACCATCTCGCCGCCTGCCATCACCAGCGGCCCGTACCAGAATGTGTCGGCCGCGATTGCTGACAACGCTGCAATCACCGTGCTCACTGGCACGGCCTCGACCGCCTATCCCCAAAACCTCGTGTTCCATAAAAACGCGTTTGCTCTGGTGATGGCGGACCTCGACTTGCCGGACGGCGCCGCGTTCAAGGCCCGCGAGAGCTACAACAACCTCTCGGTTCGCGTGGTCAAGCAGTACGACATCGACCTCGACCGCGACATAATCCGTCTCGACATCCTCTATGGTGTCAAGACGATCTATCCTGAGCTTGCGGTTCGGCTCACCGGCTGATGGCTAATCAGCTACTCAACGGGACGCAGATGGCTACAGAGCCATCTGCTACCGACCCGAACGAGGGCAAGGTTCCCACGTTCGGCTATCACTCGGACGGGCGCTCGCAGGTGTTCTACTTGAACCCAGGCGAAGCGCTCCCCGAAGGCTGGCACGACAGCCCAAGCACCGCGGCACTAGACGCGGCCACCGAACCACCGAAGAAAGAAGTTGAGCCGGATGGCAACGGTTAGAGACATCATCCAGCGCAGCTATCGCCGGCTGCTGGTCAATGCAGCCGGCGAGACTATGAGTGCATCGGATGCATCGGTGGCGCTCGATGCGCTCAACGATATGTTCTACACGTGGGCGGCCAACGGCTGCGATACGTTGCACCAGGGCTTTACACTGACGGACACGTTTGTGTTCTGGGTGCCGCCTGCGGTCATCGACCCGACGACAAGCGCCCCCGCTACAGCGACGACAGTTGCAGACAGCGTGACCTATGCCGGCACGTGGAACGCCAGCACGAACACGCCCACGCTTGCGTCATCGACGGGCACGACTGGTGCCGTCTACCGCGTGTCCGTAGCAGGATCGACCGTGCTCGACAGCCTGACCAGCTACAGCGTTGACGATTTCATAGTGTTCAACGGCTCGACCTGGCTGAAAGGCCGCAACAGCAACCGGCACACTCAGACCGCCGTGGCTCTGCTTGCTGTCCGTATGGCTGGTGATTTCGGCATGGAAGTCCCGCGGCAGGTGGCAATCGATGCTGATACCGGCTGGGACACGATGCTTGCTGACTATGTGCACGTCCCGGATGCTGCGTTCGACCGTGCGTTGTCGCGTCTCCCATCGCGGCGCTGGCCGTACTCAGTGCCGTCTAGCGAATTGACCTGATGCCCAAGATTTCCCTTGGCTCTGGCTCCAATCCTGCACGTTACGGCCACGCTGGTGCTGCTCGGCACATCAACTGCGTGTGGGAGCCTACAGGGGACGACAGCAAGAACGGCGAGATCATCATCGGCTCGGATGGTCTTGAGGCGTGGGTGACGCTGGCCAGCACTGGTATCCGTGGCGCGCTTCAGATAGGGCCTTATCTGGTGGTGGTGAGCGGCCGGCAGGTGTACCGCGTAGACCGCAGCGGGACCGTGACGACGATTGGCGGGTTTCCGACTGACGGCCAAGTTTTCATGGCCCGCAACCGCCGGGACTATCCGCAGGTCGCGATACTGTCTGATGGTCTGTTCTACTGCGTGAACACACAAAGCTGGACGCTGACCCAGATCAACGACACGGACCTCCCCCCGGGCGGTTCGCTGGCCATGCTGGACGGGTTTGGGCTCATCACCACCACAAGCGGGCGCTGGTTCACCACGGGCCTGGACGACTTCACCACGATTGATCCGCTGGAGTTCGGCACCGCGGCGAGTTCGCCGGATGAAAACGTGGCCGTCACCACCCGCGAGGGCGAGGCGGTGATAATGGGGACGGACAGTATTGAATGGTGGCGCAACACCGGAGGCGCAACGTTCTCGTTCGAGGACGGCCGCGTGTCGGCAATTGAGTTGGGATGTCTTTGTGCTGGTGGTGTCCAGAAGATTGACCGCACGGTGGCATGGATCGCCAATGACGCCACCGTCCGCATCATGGAGGGCTACGGCGGCCGCGAGGTGAGCAACGCTGCTGTCGTCCGCGCTATTGAGGACAGCGACCCGACCACGATCCGTTCGACGACGTGGTGGCGAGCTGGCGCCAAGTTCTATGCGATCTCGTCCCCAGGCGATTGGACTTGGGTCTACAATCTGAAGACTGACAAATGGCACGAACGCCAGAGCCACGTTGACGGTGTGCTGGGCAATAGCTGGCGCGTCTCGACAGTGGCCCGGTTCGGCACCGACTGGATTGCCGGCGACCGCACCACGGGTGCGCTCTACAAGATGCGCCCCACGGTCTACACCGAAGGCACCGACCCGCTGGTGATGATCGTTCAGACGCCGCCAGTTCACGGCGACCCGTCACGGCTCCAGATCGGCCGCGTGTTTTTGCAGATCCTTCCCGGTGTCGGCCTCTCCGACGGCGGGACGCAGGACGTATCGCCCAACGTGATGGTGCAATTCAGCGACAACGGCGGCTATACGTGGAGCAATGAGGACACGATCCCGCTTGGTGAGCTTGGCCACTACGACAAGCGCGGCGTTCCGCTGACAAGGCAAGGCACGACATCCGTGCACGGCCGCACGTACAGGTTTGCAATCAGTGCTGCGGTGGCCCGCGCTTATCTTGGCGCCACCATCGAAGCAGAGGCGCTGAAACCCTGATGGCTGCCATAGCTGGCCTTCCGAATATCCCAGCCGCAAACGAGCCCGTAATCCTTCCAAGCGGCGCCATGAACCCCGTTTGGTATCGGTACTTCGCCGCACTCGACAAAGCATTGAGGGCCGTATCATGAGCTTTTTTGATTCAATGTTTGGCAAGAGCCAAGGCCGGGACATGGCCAACGCCTACGGTGCATCGCGTGCTGAGCTACAGGCTGGAACGGACCAGGGCATCGCGGCCTATAACAAGGGCGCTGACGAAGCGAAGGGCTACTATGCCCCATGGGCCGAGCGCGGGGCCAAGCAGCAAAATGTCTACGAGGATAGCCTTGGGCTGAACGGCGAAGCCGGCGGCCGAAACGCACTGATGACCTACCAGAACGGCGCTAATCCGCACCTCGGCTATGAACAGGACATGGCCCAGAAGGCCATTGAACGAAGCGCCAACGCCCGCGGCGGGCTTAATACGGGCTACACCGCGCTTGCCTCGGCTCGAGCCCGGCAGGGCCTTGGATACCAAGACTATCAGGGCTGGCAAAACCGCCTGATGCAGGGCGGACAGATGGGCTATGGCGCCGATCAGGCCCGCGCTGGCATCGCTCAGCAGGCTGGGCAGTATGCTGGTGACGCGCGGATGGGTCTCGGCCAGCAACTCGCCGGCAATGCGATCAACTACGGCAACGCTCAGGCCAGTAACCGCATGACCGGCATCAACAACCTTATGCGCATCGGTGGGCTTGTTGTGTCAGCCCAGGGCAACATGGCGAAAGCGGCGTCTGGTGGTAAAGGCGGGCAAGGCGATTAGTCTAATCCATAAGAAGCGTCTGGTGGACCATATTGATGCCTGGACAGAATTGGGGGCAGCAATGAGCGACGTTAATGCACTGATGCGCCAGCAGATGGCGCCTGAAGAAATGCAAGCCCGCATGGCCCGCGGCCTTGGGCCAGATCCAACCAGAATACCGCCTGAGTTGGATTACCCAACTCTGATGCGCATCCTTACGCTGATGACGACTGGAGGTGGCATCGGTGGCGCCATGGGTGGCGTTCCTGGCGCTATTGCTGGCGCTGGCGCTGGCGGGTTGTCGGCTCCGTACATCCACCGAGCCATTCGAGCCAACGAACAGCAGATGGACGCTGAAAACCAGCCGGGCGGATTCTACGGCCAAGCGCCAAACGCACTCATGAGGCGCTAACATGCCGCCACTGATGCAGATGCCCGCCTACCGCATCGACAACACCGAGCTTCAAACAGAGCCGGTCGTCAATGCACTCATGCAAAACCGCTCCTATAGGCTTCAGCAGGAGCGCATGGGCTTAGAGCGCGAACGCACGGGCATGGACCGCGAGCGTCTGAACATGACGCGGCAGGAGCACGACGAGCAGCGAAGCGCGCGCGAAGTCCAACGCATCGGAAAGGAAGCCGAAGCCATCCACGGGCTACAGGGGCCGCAGCGTCAAGCAGTGTGGCAGCGCTGGACGGCGAACAATCCGCAAGTTGCGCAGCATATGGCCAAGTTCGGGATTGATCCGAATGACCACATGATGGGGCCTGAGTTTCTGGCGCGCCAGGCGTCGGGATACGATCCGATGAAGCGTCTGATGCAAGAGTTGGAGATGCGTAAGGGAGAGGCCCAAATTGCCAACCTCAACCGGCGCGAGGAACCAGACATTGTGCGGACCATGCGCGCTGGTGGCATTGATCCGCGCTCGCCGGAAGGGCAACAGATCATCCGCAGCACGATCAAGGGCCAGTCCCCGGTTGATCAGGCACGCGCCAATATCCTGAACGAGTTGATGCCAAGTGGCGGAAACCAAACCGCACAAGCGCAGCCGCAAGCGCGTGTCATCCCGCAATCGTATGATGGCGGCAGCGACCCCAACCTCATTCAGATCCAAGCGCCTGGGGAGCAAGCCCAGGCGCAACGCAAGCCGGGAGTATTCGACAGCCTTACCCCAGAGCAAAGGACGGGCGTCGCGCTCGGGATTGCCGGGTTTGGTGACGCCGGCAAGATCGTAGCCGAGTCCGCAAATTCTGGCCGGTTTGGCAAAGAAGGTGCCAATCACATCGACAAGGCCCTGATTGACCGGGCAATGGACCTCGGCGACCTGAACCAGATAAAATCCGCATTCCGCCCTGAGTATCTGGGCCTCGAGGGGCAAGCCAAGGCGATTGGCGCCAATTGGTCTGACTGGCTTTCAGGCGGCAAGATTGACCCGCAGAGCAAACAATTCCTGTCTGGCTACACTCAGTTTGCCACGGCCACGACTGAACGTCTCAACAACCGTATCAAGGCGATGTCCGGTGCCGCCGTGTCGGAATCTGAGGCAAAGCGCATGTATGCTGCCAACCCGACCACCAGCGACGGCCCAACAACGTTTGCGTCTAAGCTTGACCAGCAAATCGACATGAACCGCATGGCGGTGGCCCGCTACAATTGGCTCAAGAACCAATACAAGGGCACGCCGGAGCAGATCGCAGACCTGGCCAAGTCCGGCAAGATCGAGACGCTTGCCGGCCTCGACGACATGAAGCGCATCTATAGCGAGCGCTCGTCTCAGATTGAGCAGCAATTGAAGATTCAGAACCCGCAAGCCAAGCCTGAGCAGATCAACCAAGCCCGCCGCAAGATGCTGCAAGGGGAGTTCGGGATTTGACGGACGCCTGGACGCTCGACTTCGGAGGCGATGCCCAGCTTATCCCGGCGCAGATGGCGCCACGCGACAAGCGTTTGAACGACCGCATTGAACGCCGCGTTGAGACTGAGGCAAATCGCCAGCAAGGCGTTGCTGATGGTCCGTACACCCCGCCGGCTGGCTACACCGTCAAGCCGAACGAGGATCACCCTGAGCTGCCGCCGTACGTCTACGACGACAGCGGGATGATCGCTGACACGCAAAGCCTACGCAAGAACTATGGCGAGGTGGAACGGCTCTACAGGCAGCGGCCAACGCCAGAACAACTCCGGGACATCAACCGCTGGCGTGGCGCGCTGGGGATGCCTGGGACGACGCACGAGGAACTGATTGGCCAGCCCGCCAAGCCGCAAGCGCCATCTGCACCCGTTGCACCGTCCATGCCTGATGCAGCGCCAGACGCCTGGAGCCAAGATTTTGGCGCGGCTACGCCACCGAAGGCGGCAGCACCTATAGTGGCACCAAAAGCAGCAGACCCCAACGCCGAGCCAGACGCCAAGACATGGATAGGCCGCCGCATTCAGGATGTCCGCGGCAAGCAAGACCCACGATATGCCGGAATTCCAAACATTGCTCGCGTGCTCCAAGACGAGGGCGGACATCAGATAGCGCCGGAGGTCTGGGCCTGGGGCACTGGCGCGTCTGACAAGGATATGGCCGGCGTTTATGGCCCGATGCTTGGCAATCGCTTGATGCGCCAGGAGATGGACGCGAACGGCTATCCTGTCGTGGTCTACAAGGGCAAGGACGGCAGCGAGCAGAAAGCCTATGTCAACTCGCCCGGCATCGACATGCAGGACGTTGCCCGCGGCGCCTATGGGGCAATCCCCTATGCCGTTGGTGGTCTAGCTGCCAACGCCATGCTCAAGGGCGCCCCGCTGCTTGGCCGCATGGGCGGACAGGGCATCGCGCAAGCCGGGGCATCGCTGGCCCAGGACGCGGCCGGCGTGGCAACTGGCGTGTCGGAGCTTGACCTCAAGCAATCAGCCGTCAAGGCTGGATTGTCGGCTGGCTTTGGTGCTGCTGGCGAAGCTGCTGGTGCTGCCGGCAATGCGCTGATGCGCAAACTCAGCGTTGAGCCTAGCCTATTCGAGAACGGCGCGCTCACTGCCAAGGGCATCAAGGCCGCGCAGGATGCCGGCATCGATCCAACGCTGCTGACCGGCCAGAGCGCGCAGGACTTTGCCAAGGCGTTTGCACGATCCGGAAACGCTGGCGGCGCGTTCACTGAGGCGACGAGCAAAGAGTTTAAGATCCCGCGCACGCTTGGTGAACTGAATGGCGACAAAAACCAACTTTTGCGAGAGCAGCAATATCGCGGCGGAACCTACGGCAACACCGCGCAAGAGCGCATCAAAGAGTTCGACACCAAGCAGAGCGATGCCATCAAGAACGCGCTAACCGGCGAAATTGCACCGGGCAAGCCTGGTATCGCCGGACAGATAGCGCCCGCTCGCGCTGGTGAGGCGCTGAAACGTGCAGACATGGGCGCCAACATCAAGGCCAACACGACCGCCACCCAAGACGCTGCGAAAGAGAAGGTTAGAGAAGCGTGGTCGAAAGTTCAGCGAGTGGACGCCACGCCGGAGGCGCTGGCCGAGCTCGACGGGACGATCCGCAGCGGCGTGAAGGATATCATGATCGATGCCGACGTGACGCCGATGGCAGCGAAAATGTCCAGGGCGCTCGACGAGTTCAAGGCCGGAAAGGCACCATCCAAGGCGGCTGAAATACTGCCTGACAACACCATCGGTGATGTGGGCAATTTCAGGAAGCGGCTTTTGAGCATCTACCAGAGCGCAGAGAAGCCGGAAGACAAACGAGCAGCTCGAGCCATCTACGACGCTTATAACGACTGGATACCTATCGCCGCCGAGAAGGCTGGCGACCCTGGCACTGCTATTGCCATGCGCACGGCCCGCGGCATCAGCCGCGAGGTGCACGAGGCGTTCGAGGCTGGCCGTAACGATGCCGGCGGGCGCATCATGCAGAACATCCTGAAAAAGACGGATTACCCGGAAGGTATCATCACTGAACTGTTCAGCGCTCCCGGTAAGTCAGAGATCCGGAACGGCTCGACATCAGCGATCAGCAGCCTGTTCAAAGCCTACGACAAGTACCTTCCAGCGGAAGCGGCGCAAACCGCCAAGAACGACATTCGCCTCGCCTACCTTGACCGCATGGTCAACATGAAGACCGGCGAGAAGATGACGCCAGGAAAGCTGCAAACGGCGCTCAAGACGGCGCGGAACAATCAAGCGAGCCTGTACAATTTCTTGTTTGACGAAGGCGAGCGCAGAACGCTGGCGCGTCTCGAACAGGCAATGAGCGGGATCGAAAAGAAGAACCCGAACACCTCTTGGTCGGCCATTGGTGCCGGCGCTCTCATGCGCGACATAGGCTCTGCCATCTACACAATGATCGGCGGCAATAGCGCGACCAAGAAAATCATTGCCAACGGATTGTATAATCGCGCTGAGAAGACGCTCGGCGGGTTTGCTGCCAGCAAGGCGACCGGCGGCGGCATGGGTGCCCAAGTGCCATCATTGCCCGCGCCTTCCTACGGCTGGGCAGGTGGCGCCTACGGCAGCAGGACCGACAACAGGTAATGGTGCAGCCACATGGCTGCAATCTTCAAGGCGACGGCAAGCGTGATGATAGTTGCCAGCGCCAGTGCTCTGCGCGTTCTCACCCGAGGACTATCCTAGCATGACCGACTCCGTGACCGTATTCCCTCCCGGCTGGCGCCTGACGGATGCGAACGACGATCCGATTTCCGGCGGAACAATTGAGTTCTACACCGCAGGAACCAGCACGCCGAAAACCGTCTATTCGGATTCGGCGCTGGCGACTTCCGTGGGAACGTCAGTCACCACCGATGCGGGCGGATATCCCACCTCCGGCGGCAACAAGTGCTCGATCTATACCACCACCACGGCGCTCAAGATCATCCTCAAGGATGCCGCCGGGTCTTCTATTGTTACACATGAAAACTTCCGGCCGGTCAACATCACCACAAGCTCCGGCGCCGGCGCTGCGGCTGTTGAGGTGCACCCCAAGACAGCCGACTTCACGGCTGTCTCTGGTGACGACGGCTATCTATTCCAGTGCGACCCGACTGGCGGCTCTTTCCAGTGCACGCTCACGAGCGCGGTGACGCTAGGTAACGGCTGGAGTGCGCTGTTCCGGCATGACGGCACGGCGAACCAAGTCAAGATCGCCACGGGCTCCGGGCAGTATATCAAGCTGCCGGGCAGTAGCACGACGGCTGGCATAGCTCTGACCGGCAAGGGGCACCTCGTCCGCATCGTCTGTGACGGTGCTGGGTTTGTGGTCGCTGAAGAAACCCACCCGCTGATCGGGTCGCGGCTGTCCGTTTTTACCGTGGCTGATCGCGTTACGGCGTTTCCGTCGTCGCCTGTCTCTGGCGCTCGATACCTGTTCAACGGCACACCGACAGGCACGGCGGCCGCTGCCGGGTACTCAACCAACGATATTGCCGAGTACGACGGGCGGGGCACCTACATCAAGCACACACCAGCCGCTGACTGTGGGTGGCTGGCCTACGTCCAAGACGAGGATCTTTACACATCATATCAAAGCTCAGGCTGGGTTGATCTGGCCAACGCGACGGCGCCAGCCTCGACCGTGCGCAAGATCGCGATTATCGAGGATCAGAAATCTAACGGCACGGACGGCGGCACAGCAACGACAGGCTCGTTTACCAACCACGTACTGAACACGTTCGTGAACTCTGGCGCGACCAACGTCATCAGCGGACTGTCGCTCGCATCCAACCAAGTCACCATACCGGCCGGCACGTACCTTGTCCGTGCCTGGGCCGTGACCATGGGCACAAACACGTTTCAGATCCGGTTCAAGAGCACGACCACGGCAACCGTGATCGATGGCCTATGCGTTGCAGCTCCGAACGCCACGCCAGACCGAACGACGGCCACGGCGCATCTGGCAGGCGTTCTCACGCTGTCGGCTCAAGAGATCTTCACGCTCGACTATTACGCGAGCGGCACGTTCTCAACTCAAGATCTCGGAGTCCCGACCGTCGCCAACAACGGCGTTGAGCGTTACGCCAGCGTCACCATCGAGGACATGACGACGACCCAGGGGCCACAAGGCACCACGGGCACGACTGGCGCGGCTGGCCCTGGCTACGCTGCGACCTCGACAAGCTCAGTTGCGCTCGGCTCGAGCGGTAGCAAGACGTTCACCACTCAATCCGGCCTGGCCTACGCTGCCAACATGCGTGTGCGTGCAGCTTATGACGCGTCAAACTACATGGAAGGCGTTGTCACCAGCTATAGCGGTTCCACGCTGGCGTTCACGTCAGACAGGTCAGTTGGGTCTGGCACCTATACGTCTTGGAATATCGGGATAGCTGGCGACGTTGGCCCGACAGGCTCAACGGGCGCCACTGGCTCGGCGGGCTCAACCGGCGCAACGGGAGCAACTGGCCCGAACGTTGGGCTGGACTACCAGTGGAGCACGAGCACGAGCGGCGACCCAGGCTCCGGCAAGCTGCTGGTCAACAACGCTACTCCGGCAAGCGCAACCCAACTCAACATCAGCGAGACCAACCGCCAGAGCGCCAGTCAGGCCGCGTACATCGCCACATGGGACGACAGCACGACCTCAACAAACAAGGGCGTGGTTCGTATTCTCGACGTGGCGGCACCTGGGACCAATTTCCTAGAATACCAGATCACGAGCACCCTGACTGATGCCGGCTCATACGACACGTTCCCCGTGTCCTACATCGGCGGCGCGGGCACGATTGCCAACAACACCATCGTTTCTGTCGTGTTCTTGCGCGCTGGCGACAAGGGCGCTGATGGTGTCGGAACTGGCGATGTTGTCGGCCCGGCATCGTCGGTTGACAGCGAGTTGGCGCTATTCAACTCGACGACAGGAAAGCTGATCAAGCGCGCAAGCCTCACGGGCATCGTGAAGGCGACCAGCGGTGTGGCGTCGGCGGCAACGGCCGGAACCGACTACGTGGCTCCGAGCGGCGCGCTCGGCACGCCAAGCAGCGGCACGCTGACCAACTGCACGGGGTTGCCTGCTGCTGGTCTTGTGGCATCCACATCGCAGGCAGTGGGCTTCGGTAGCATTGAGCTTGGCCACGCCACAGACACCACGCTATCTCGCTCGGCCGCCGGTGAACTGGCGGTTGAGGGTGTCGTCGTCAAGAAGGTGGGCAAGGAGACAATCTATGTGCCAGCTGGCGCCATGGTGTCTCGCACCACGAATGGTGCGGCCGCCGGAAGCGCGGAGACCACCACCAACAAGGTGATGCTCAAAACGCTCGACTACGACACCACAACCCAGGAGTTCGCTCAGTTCTCAATCCGCATGCCTAAGTCGTGGAACGAGGGAACAATCACGGCAGCGTTCACATGGAGCCATGCTGCCACGACTACCAACTTCGGCGTGGTGTGGGCGCTGGAAGCAGTGGCGCTGTCGGACGGCGATGCTGGTGACACCGCGTTTGGCACGGCTCAGCAGGTGGCCGACACGGGCGGCACAACCAACACGATCTACGTGACAAGCGCCACCGCGGCCATCACCATAGCGGGCACGCCTGCCGCCGAGGATTGGGTGGTGTTCCAAGTCAAGCGCGTTCCATCCGACGGCTCTGACACCATGGCGATTGACGCCCGCCTGCATGGCGTCACCGTCTACATCACCACCGACGCCAGCACGGACGCCTGATTATGCTGATGGCTACTCATCTTGTGGGGTTTGGCGCTGGCGGGTCTGGTGCCCCGTCAACGCCAGCCCTTGTTGATCGAACGACAGGAACGCACATCGGTGATCTTGCCGGCGGATCAACCGGCGTCGTCGGTCAGTGCTTTGACAACACGACATCGGAGGACGGCGCGACAGTCGTCCGCAAGGCCAGCAACGGCTACGTCGGGACCACTTGGGGCGCTGGCAAATACATTCAGAAAGTCGTTGTCTACGGCTCGAACGATGACGGTTTCACCATCGGCACCCCACAGCGATCGGACAACAACATCTGGATTTACGCCAAGAACGGAACGCCATCGAGCGGGACGGATGGGACGATCATCGGCTCACTCACGGCATTCACGGACATCGTAAATGAGTCATCCGGTCGCACCATAACCAGCACAGATCAGGCGACGGCCTACACGTCGGTGTGGATATATGGAACCACGGGCGCTGGAGCCTTCGGCGTTGCCGAATTGCAGATCTGGGAGCTTGTTTGATGCAAGTGATTGTGATTGTGGCGTTGGCTCTGGTGCTCGCTGGCGGGATCATATCCGCGCTGCACTACGCATCAGGTCCACCATGCGGGAATTGGCAGCACCCTTGGCCGCAGCCTGGGTGCCAGTGAGGGCTGATTGATGGCAGCATATGCGCGTGTGGAAGGCAACGAGGTTGTTGAGCGCCGGGAGATGGCCGATCCGCCCCCGGCGCACAAGGCCAGCCTTTGGCGTCCCGTCGTGATCGAGGGCAGCGGCCCTCGAGAAAGCGTGGTCATTGAGGCCGATCAGGTTCGCATTGTGCGAAGCGACATTGAGCTTGATGACCTCAAGTCATCGCTTAAGCGCCGGATCGACGATGACGCAGAAGCGTGCCGCGGCCGGTTCCTGACGCTTGGCTCTGGTCAAGCCATGACCTATCTCGAGAAGCACAACCAGGCCGTTGCCGTGCACGACATGGGCGAGGCGGCTGCCAACGCAATGAGCGAAGCCGACAGGCGGGCCACATTCCCAACGCTGGCGGCATCGGTCGGTGTGGAGGCCCCGACGCTGTGGGAGTGCAGCCAAATCGTGCTCGCTCGATATTTGGTGTTCGTCAACGCCTCGTTCGTGATTGAGCAGACCAAGCTCGTGAACAAAAAGCTAGTTAGTCTCGCGTCGGATACGGCTGCCGGTCGGGCCGTTTACGAGGCGATCACATGGCCAACGCCGTAAGTCCACACGCTTGGCGGTCCAAGAAATCGAGACACCACAGCACGACCAACTTGCACCTTCCCGGCGAGCTCGCTGACGTGCTTGCCGCCATGGCGGAAGCCCAGAACACGCAATCTCACCGGATCATCGACCTCGAGCGGCGCCTAGCCGACCTTGAGCCCATCCGCGGCGCCCTTGGCGAGTGGTTGAAAGACCTCGAGCAGATCAGGTCAAGAAAGGGGGCGGCATGATTGCCTCTCCCGCCTGTATCGACCTGCTGAAAGAGTTCGAGGGCTACGGCAAGCTTTTGCCTGATGGCCGCTGCACGGCCTACCAAGAGCGACTGAACGGCGGCAAGCTGGACATTCCAACCATTGGCTGGGGATGCACAGAAGGCGTCACCATGGGCATGGTGTGGACGCGAGAGGAAGCCGAGGAAGGTTTGCGCCGGGAGCTTGCCAAGCATGAGGCTCTGGTGAGCCGCCTTGTCACTGTGCCGCTGACACAGCACCAGTTCGACGCGCTGGTGTCGTTCTCGTACAACGTCGGAAAGCTAGCACAATCAACGCTGCTCAAGAAGCTGAATGCTGGCGAATTCGCCGCGGCCGCCAGCGAGTTCGCTGCATGGACCAAAGCCGGTGGCCACGAGCAACCCGGCCTTGTCCGCCGCCGAACTGCCGAGCGCGTGCTATTCTTGAAGCCAGACGCGCCTGAGCACATGCCCCAGAGCGCCGAGGAAGCGGCAGCAAAGCCGTTGGCCAAGTCAGGCACCATCTGGGGATCGCTCGGCACAGCCGTTGCCGGCGCTGGCCTGTACCTCGAAAAAGCCTTTGAAACAGGCGTTCAATCCGTATCCGCCATGAATGACCTAGCCCCGATCCGTGATATACTTGGACAGATCGGGGCCAACGGCAAAAGCCTGATGCTGGGCTTCCTCACGTTCTGCGTGGCGCTGGTCATCTCGCGCCGCGTGAAGGCAAAGCAGGAGGGCAAGGCCGGATGATCGAGGCCCTAATCGCACGCTTCGGGCTGCACGCTGCTGTTGTGCTTGGCGTTGTCGTCGCGTTCGCGACGTGGGACCACTCCCGCGTACAGAAAGGACGGACCCTCGAACGGGCCAAGATCGAGAAGGCGACCACCAATGCTGCCACGATGGGCAAGCGCGCTGCTGATAAGTCTACCTCTGGCGGGGTGCGGGGCCAACGCGATCCAACTACCCGCGACGAGTAAGATTCTCGACGACATGCCGAAGATTCAAAATTCGGCCAAGTCCCCATGCTGGCAGCAAGAGCAGATCGCAGCGCAGAATAGCTACATCGCTACCGTGAAAGACGGAAAAGAAGTCGTCTATAAGGCCCCTTGCAAAATCGACAAGCCCGCAACATCCAAGGTTGCGAGCAATGGATGAGCGAGTTGCACTCATATCTGCTTGGGCAGATCGCAAAAGAGGTGTCCGAAACGAGATCGGACGTGCGCTCGATCAAATCTCGCCTCGAGGACATGGTTACGTGGTCGCAACGTCTGGGCCTCCTGCTGGTCCTGTGGGGGACGGCAACAGTCCTGAACGTAGCCCCAGACAAAGCAGGGGAGATCGCGGCAGCCCTGCTCAAATCTCTAAAATGATGGATCTAGCGTGTTATGCTGGCTGGGCTGTGCTTGCGGTAGGCCTTGCGCGCGCCGCGTTCTGGGCGGTTATGCACTACTAGGTTTCTATTGGTAGAAAATTTTCAGCACGGTATCTAGCGCGAGCTTCTGCCCAATGCGCCACCCCAACGCCACCCACCAATTCAGCATCACGCACAGTTGCAACAATGCTCCGATCGCAGACAGGGCAGATCATGCCAGTGATCGTCGGCAACGGCATTCCTGCTGCTGCAAATGCGGCTAGTCGCTCATGGCTTTCATTGGCCGCCACGCGTTCCCAGCTATCGCATGCGAAGCACATCAGTCAGGCCTCTAGTGTTCATCTTGAATGGGAAGGGGCCGAAGCCCCTCTAGTCATGCTGCTTTCAGTTGGCGGACTCGGCGGCGGGTTGCGGCCTCAGCATCGGCCTGCGTATCGAACGGATAGAAGTCATGCTGAAAGGCTCCGTGCAGGTCGTAAGGCTCGACGATGACCTTGTTCAGCACTTTCTCATACGAACCGTCAGTGAAGAAGATTACGCCCCGGAAACCTTCGATGGGAAGCGAGCCCCGGATAACTGCCTTCTTGATTTGCTTGGCCATGTCAGTGTCTCCTGTTCTGATGACACCAATATACGCAGGATGCGTAGTGTAGTCAAGCGCTATTCAGGGCCAGACGAAGAATTTTTTCGTAGCGGAACGGCCGCCCCTGCTCGATTCCCTCGAGGGTGCGAACGCTAATCTCGAGTAGTTCCGCTGCCTGTGCCGCGCTTAGATCTCGAGACGCCCGCCAGTACTGTATCGTCTGAGCAAGCGGCGATGGATTTTTCGAGTGACCGAATGCGAACGCGGATTTGCCTGATTTGCGCATTGAGTTCTCTGATCTCCGCTCGCCAGTTGGCAACGCTCATAGACCGGCCGAATCTCTACTCAGGCTGAAGCCGTGAGGCGGCGTGTCGCCATTCTGGTCATCGTCGTTGCCTTGACGCTGGCCGCTCATGCCTCGTGGATCGCAGTCATCAGATACCTGCCGCATTGATGGTCGCGGGCTGAAAGCAAAACCGCAACTCCCGGCGCTGGGTGTCATGAAATGAGGTGTCTTTTCCAATCGGCAGCTCGCAACAGCGGTTCACCCCGGCCGCTGCTCTCCCGCGCTGCCGAATCTGCCGCTGTGGCCTCCTCTGCGCAGCGGCATATCCTGGCGGCGCACACCCGCCAGGCCCCGCCCCGCCGCCGGCACACGCCCGGCGGCGGGGCGGCTGTTGCCGCTTCCTGATTTTTGAGGGTTCCGAGGGTTCCCTGGGTTCCGGCTATCGGAAGTATTTGATCAGAAACAAGTTTCTGGTGAGCCAATGCGGAACCATCGCTGGGTTCCGCCCGGGTTCCGTGGGTTCCGCCGTCGAGCAAGGCGAGCAGGTGCCTCATGGCGTGCTCCCCTCGAAGATTGCCGGCAGGATGACATACACCTTGCGTTCGGACCCGTCGGGCAACCGTTGCTTGGTCTGCGGCTTGCCGTCGGACGTCATCTTGAGTAGACGCCGCTGGCCCATTTCGCGGGCAATCACGCCCGCGTCTTTTGCGTTGGTGGGTCTGAACTGCCGGCATCAGTTTAGATTTGCGATGAGGAAGTCGCGCAGCTCAATGGCTTGCTCTTTCCTGAGATTCAAGCCAACCGTCGAGCCAAAACCAGTCTCGGTGTCACCGCACCAGTCCGACGTGCAATCGATACGCAGGCTGCCGTCGTCCCACACGTCAACCTCGATGCGCGGATCATCCCCGATCTCAATAGTTTTTACTGTTCGCGCCATCGATCCGGCCTCTAAAAGTTGTCTGATCTAAGCGCGCAACCTAGTCCCATCGGGATGCAAATCGCAGCTAGCCACGTTTGCCACGTTGCGTCACTTGTAACGAGCACGCGCGTCATCACGAAGCACAGCGTAAACCCAGCAACGAATGCCCCGATGGTTCGCTTGTGCCTGTCGGTGAGCATCTGCCAGGGCTCCAGTGTTCGTCTCAGTCTGCGGTGTTCTTCCTAGCCAACGCCTTTCGGAGATCGGCTATCAATTCGCTGGCGTGCCTAGCGCGCTCTTGCGCGTCGCACAGGTCATCGTCGCTAGCGTCACGATCCACCCACGTCCGCCTCATGATGGACAGCGCAGCATCCAATTGCTCTCGTGCGCGGTTTATCGTCTCGCTTGCGGTCATTCCACACAACTCCAGCGTAGGTAGGCGGGGCCGTTAGGCCGCCGCCTTGAGGATTTTGTTCAACTCTTTTTCCATTGCCGCGCTGCAATCGACTTCGCCAGTCCAGCCGGCGGCCCATTTGCAGTAGGTGACTTCCCCGCGAGCCGGCCAGTCAATTGTGATCTCGGCCTTGATAGCGCGGTGTGAAGTGGCGTTGCCCTTCTTGATGCTCACAACCTTCATGACTGTCTCCCGTGTTCGATGGTCAGAACATAGTTGACATTTCGCCCCAAGTCAATCACTAATGGTTCGTGCATAGTGTTTGTCTTGGATGTGACATGGAACGCAATGGCAGCATTCGAGAATGAACCGAACGGCGAGATGATCGGCTATTGCCGCGTCAGCACGCAGGATCAGGAAGTTGACCTTCAGCGGTCGGCGCTGATCCGTGCCGGCGTGAAGCCTGAGAACATTCTTGTGGAGAAAGTAAGCGGCGCGGCTCGAAGGCTTCCTGTTCGCGAGCGCGCAATCAAAATGTCGTGCCGGCCCGGCTGGACGTTGGTCGTCTGGAAGTTGGACCGGCTCGGGAGATCGGCAAAAGACGTGCTGAACATTGCGCACGAGTTTGAGCAAGAAGGCGCGTTCATCCGCACGCTTGACGGCGTGGACACGTCGAACCGGCTGATTGGGCCGCTAATCCTTGGAATGCTGGCGCTCGTCGCTCAGTTCGAGCGGTCCATGATCGCGGCGCGGACCAAGGCCGGCATGGCCGAGCGCAAGGCGCAAGGCGTCGTGTTCGGACCGAAGGTGAAATTTACGGCTGCGTTGAAACGCGCCATCTTGAAGGACTTGAAGGGCAACAAGCTGACGTTGGACCAGATCGCAAAGAAGCACAGCGTCAGCGTGAGTGGGATCAACAAGCAGGCCGAGTTGCAGCACTACCGGGGCCGCGTGCTCGGGCAGTCGCTACGCGGCAAGCACAAACAGACTTAGAAGGAGCATCGGGCGATGCAAGCGCAGCCAGAACTAGAAGCTATGCAGAACGTGATTGACGAATACACGTCGCTTGTGGCCGAGCAGACGCGCAGGATCAGGGCACTTACATTACTGGCAACTGAGATGATTGGAACTATCGGCGTCTCGCTGCCGGCTAGTGATCCAGTTCGCTCCGACCTGATCCATCGCGGGCGTGCAACGATCTGGCCAGACAAGTGGCGGTTGAACGAAAATGGCAAGGCCGAGTGGATTGGCCCAAACATTTCACAGAACGTGCAGCAGGACTAAAGGAG